TCTGTGAGCCACTGACAGGGGGGAGAGTTAATAAAAATCCCGGACTTAGAGCTAAAAAAAAAGCAGCACATATACCAGTAGCTTTCCACCATTCCATAATTTATATAAATAAACACATAAAATAATTCAAGAATAATTTAATGCGAACATTAATTTCTTAGATGGTAGACTATGGATATAATTTTTTATGTCAGACCAATTCGTCGGTTCTCTTTCTTTAAGGTATTTTTTATGAATATCATTGGTTAATGGTTTTAGATGATAAGGGATATCTTTTTTTTCTATATTTTTAAATACATAACAGTTCTTATAATTATTATATAATTCATTACTTAATATATGAATTTTATTTCTATATTCATCGAATGATTTAGAATATTCCGGAAAATATCTTAAATACTCTTTTATATTTCCATTTTTTCTTAATTCAATATAATTTAATAAATCATTATTCATATTGGGTTTTAATTCTTTTACTTTTTCAAATAAAGGATTAATTTTCTTATATCTTTTATTTCCATCTTTAATAGTGTATCCTTTTATTTCATAAGAATTAAAATCAATTAAATCATTAAATGAAATATTATTAATCTTTTCTATTTCTATATTTACCTTGGATATATTTAATCTTTCATTCTTATTTAGATTATATGCTTCAACTAAAAATAATTTATTTTCCTTAATTGGAGAAACATTTCTATTATCTTTATGTCTCATTACGAATGAATAGCAACAATCCTTATCTAATTTATCATAATCAAAATTTTTATCTAAACACTCATCGAACATCTGTTTAAAAGATTTTTTATCAGTCCATTTATTTTTTCCACCAATTTCACTCCTTGTAGATAGTAACCATTCTTTATGATAAAATAAATTAATCATCGTTCCATCTATTAAATACTGAATTTCAGATCCCAGATAACTCGAATCATCCGAGATAGTATCATATTCTACCGATTTTACGGGTGGCAGGCACACAACCTTATTGGTAAGAGTATCTATAACTGCTCCTCTACAATACATCTTCCAATAATCATTTTCATCGGTATAAGATAAAGGTTTATCGTAATAATTCTTGACTAAAAGTAGATTTTTATATTTAACTACTTTTAATCCTTCTTTTTTAAAAAGATTAATGTAATTATTATTTTCTGAGATGAATGATTGCAATTCCATGACTTATATTTAAATTGCTTTATTATTTTAAGTATGTTGAAAATTTAAGATAAGGATTTATTGAATATTCTTTAAGAACCGGAGTCTTCTGTTGCATCGCTGCCGCCGGCTAAATTTGAAATTTCCACCGCAGCAGCAGAAGTGAGAGCACCTGGTAACCCTCCAATCACTGCTCCTTCTGCAATGTCTATGGCGACATTGTCTTTATTTGCGACTGGGGAGGTTAAATAAGGTGCTCCTAAAAATAAAAATAGCAATAATAAGCCAACAACAAGGACCAAACCGGAACCCATCTTCAACACCTCATTGTCCTTATCGAATCTCATTAACCCAGCGCAGCCCGCAACAAAAAAGACAATGCCAATCACTATCCCTGCCACGAACCCAGCATTTGGATAATCTTTGGTCCCCACGAAACTATAACAGCAATCATCGGACCAAGTATCTTTAGTTGGATCTAACACTTGATCTTCTGTAGGATTGGAACATTTACTAAGATCTTTCTTGCTGTCGTCGAACGGTGACAAGCTCTCTGCGATTGAAGGAGATGAAAGATAAGTTTTATATAAATCGTTTTTTAAACATGTTTTTACACCGAAGTCATCTATATCATCATACGGACCTCCACTTCGCGTATCATCGGCATATTGTACTATCTGTTCTCTATTAACACAGACACTGGTGCCGGATGCTGTATGACACACGGCATCTTCTTCGCAATCATCGTTAACCGAGCATTCCGCGCACTCTCCAGATTTACAATATCTTCTACTCTCATTACTCTGACAATGAGCATGAGTTGCGCATGTCACAGTTTCGCACCTTGAATTGCGAGGGGGACTCGATGTATCAAGAGGAAGTGAATTATATGAATCACCAGCAGATTCGTTTCCATCGGGAGTACCCCACATCGCCTTAATAGTTGGAGAACTATATAATTGACCACATATCATTCCATTGCCATCAACACAATGATCAAATGGAAAACCTGGTGGCGATGCCGCTGCTTGAAATTGACCATCACCGGCGCACTCACTGTCTGCCCCGAATGACCTTAAATAATTATCCCGACCGGCCTCAGGGTCCGTGGAATAAATACTATTCGTCCATCCTTCTGACCCCTTTAATAAATTATACAGAGCATAAAGTGCAACTAAACCGACGGCTATCTTTAAATTATCGGATTTATTTTCTTCTATCTTAAAATAAATGAGAGTTGAAAATAATATAAAAATATTTAGATTATTCATTTATATATTAATAATATAAAATAATTAAATGGAAATAGAACCTCTTAAAAATATACTTAAACTTTATAAAAATAAAAATCATGTATTTGAAACTTATTTTAGCGAAGACACCTTGAAAAAAATTAAAAATAAAACTTTTTATGATAGAGAAGATTCTGATATTTATCTTAATGATAATATCACATTTATTAAAAAAAATACAGGAAAATTTTATAAATCAGGGAAAGTTATAGCAATAGAAGATTCTAAAATTACAATAAAAACATCAGTCAATTACATTACTCTTGATTCTGGTGAATATTATTTATTCATTAAAGAAAAGAAAAGAAAAGATAAAGATTTTTATAAAGCTCTTTTTAATAGTCTTTAACAATTAATAGTCCTATTAAATGAAATATAGGGCATTGAATTTATTTACTCTTTTTTTTAGTTTTTCTTTTCTTAGTTTTCCTTTTCTTGATTGTTCTTTTCTTAGTTTTCCTTTTCTTGATTGTTCTTTTCTTAGTTGTTCTTTCTCCCTTGTAGATTGATTTTCTATTTTTGGATTTATTTCTTTTACCCCCCGCGCCGCCTCCACCCTGTGTATTCTTATCCACTCCTTGTTCCTTCACCCTATTCAGGTAAGTACGAGCACAGGGACGACACATATCCAGATTATCTTCATAATCACCAACTTGTTCCAGGTCACTTAGATGAGTGGTGCCTTGAGGAAATCGGCAATTATCATATCCTCCTCCGCAATAGTATTTTTGCGGCTCCCGAGAAGTCTCAGACTTCCCCGGCTTATGCCCCAAAAAACTCATCAATGCTCCGTTCATTTATATAACATATATATAGAATAATTTAAATGAAATATAGGGCATTGAATTTATTTACTCTTTTTCTACAGATAAAACAATTACAGTTAAATTCACCCATTTTTTCTTTTAAAACATTAATACATTGAGAACACCCTGTGTGACCACATGGTTCCATATAAGTATCAACATTTCTCTGTAAGCATAAGCTACAAGTATTTCCTAAATTTCCATTATTAATTTTTTTAACGAAATTATGAAAATAAAAATTTAAAAGGGATAATTCTTTTTCGTATTTTTCTTTTATTTCTGAACCTTTATTTTCTTCTTTTATTTTTTCCGATGCATTTAAGATACTCTTATTTATATTATCCGTATCAATATCCTTTGAATATTTTATATTAATATCCGCTATAAATTTCGAAAAATCTGTTAATTTATTGATATCTAAATCAATTTTATCATAGTAATCTTTTAATTCTTTTTCTAAATCTAAAACCCTGTGCTGTTGTTTCACATAAAAATCTAAATATTCTGTAAATTGAGAAGAAAAATCCTCTATTTTCTTTTTATGTTCTTCATCTATTTCCTCCAGAATTAATTCTTTATTATTTAGTTCACTTAAAAGATCTTCTTTAATTTGAAAAACTTCTTTTACCTCAGTATTACTTGGAATAAAAGTATTCATATCACTTATATTGCACGTACCCATTGATGACCAATTCGTATCATTGGGAAATTCATAAGATGCACACATGTTAACGTCCATTTTAAAGATTATAATTATTTTCTTTTTTAAATGATAATTATCTGCGTTCATTAATATCCATCAACTTGAATTTAATCTTATTGGATTTTTCTTTCTGAATTAATCCATTAATTTTATCAATAAAACCTTGTGGTAAAAGATTATCCCCATAATAAGACTTAAATATACCATATAAACAGAGAACACATTTATATTTTTCATCTGTATCGTCTGTTTCGGATATAATATCAAGGAGATTATTCAGGGACGGTATAATTTTATCTTTTATTATTTTCATTTTTTCTAATTCTGTTACTAATAATGAATGACCGATAAGTAAATCTAACTTCTTATTTTTATCACAGAATTGCATATATTCACTCTGATCTTTATTTATTTCCTGTGTTTTAATTTTATCCTCTATCTGTAAGACCTCTTTATAAATTATATTATTTAAATCCTTGTGATTAGAATAAACTTGCTGTAAAGCTTGAATATAATAAGTATTATAAGATGATTGCGCAACACATTTACTTAATACATTTACAATAACCATGCGCTTAAGATAATCCTTATCCTTTAATTTTTCTTTTATTTTTTCATTGATACTACTTATATTCTTGTCTGTCATCTTATTTAGGAGACTATTTACTTCCTTTAAAGCCAATGTATCCCCGCTAATATTCTTATTTCTAAATCTTTTATTCTGGCCTATTTTAGTATTCGTTGTAAGTCTAAAATATTTTTCATTTAATTTAATACCGTCTAAAAACTTTAAAAGATCTCTCTGTTCTTTATTATCGGAACAATACTCTTCATATCCAGAAATAAAATCATCGGAAACATATATCTCTTTTAGTCTTTCCTCGGTCCATGTTTTCATATCCTTAATGATTTTATTTCTATATCTTTATATAGAAATAAATGAAATCTAAACTTAGGACACAACAGAGAGTATGTTATTTTAGTGAATTAAATGAAGAAGAAAAACGGAGATGCAACGAAGTCTGTAATTTAGGATTTTCTAAAGGAGAAGAAAGAGATTACATTATGAGTATAGAAACTAAAAGACCAATTGTTTCATTATTATATGTAGGGGATCTTATTGTTGGTATATGTTTCGCAGACATTCAGAAAAAAGATGTTATTAAACCTTTATCTAATTTATTTTTACATCTTCATACAATCTCCATTGATCCAGAATTTAGAGGAAATGGATTATGTTATCATTTAGTTCGAAATCTTTTAAATGCGAAAATTAATATAGAAGATAAAATCTATCATCTCGGAAGATCTCTTAATATGTATCTACACGTCAGAACAAGTTCATCTGATCCAAATATATCAGCGATAAAGTGTTACAATAAAAATGGATTCGAACTTGTGGACATGATGTATGAGACAAGGGGGGACGGAGAAGTAAATACTGTAATGATTCGTAAAAAAGGCTCAACTAAATCTAAAAAGAAAAAGAAAAAAACGAAAAGAAAATAAATTAAGGAGTAATAAAATCTTTCTCAACTATATCATAATATTGAAAATGTATCCCCTCTTCATTGGGATATTTAGGTTGATATCTTGCCCGTTTTCTAAATACAGATAATCTATCCACAGCATCACCGGATGGAAATCGTCTCTCCCAATCATAAAGATCTTTAAATTCTTGTTTCATTTCTTTAGAAAATGAACTTTCAGGGAATAGTTCGTGTTCTTTATTACTCTCAAATCTACTATGACCTATTGCGACTTGATCTTTATGAATAAATTTACCCCTCCGCCTAAATAATTCATTTAATTTATGATGATCCAGATTTTCTGAATCTTTTTTATTCATCGTTAAATATGGTAAGTAATCATCACTATCATATTTAGAACCTATTATTACATGTAATTTTCTTTCATAATCATAATCATCGTCTTTCAATCCAAAATTTCCTAAAGCTTCATCTATCCTTGGTATGAATATTTTAACCGATTTTTCTACATCCCAATGAGGTCTCATACTTTTAACATCCGAAACATCAAGAGTAGAGCTGGGATACGCTTCTATTGTAGGCAAGTCGGGAGACTTACTTTTACTTTTTACTTTTTCTCTCTGTTTTCTCATTTTTTCAACAATTTCATCTGTTACATCTTGTTGATTACCTAAGGGTGATCCCGTGACACTCTTGGAGGGCATCCCCGTAAAATAATCCATTAAATCGGTGAATCCGACTCCTGCCTTCTTAGATATTTTTTTAGTTTTTTTTAATTTTCTTTTATGAGTTTTAACTTTTAAAAAATCTTTTACTATTTTTAAATCTTTTTTAGACATAGTATCACTTCTTAAATTGTAAAGTCTTTTCCCTAATTGTTTTTTAGTTCCTGAAACTGTTAATTTATATTTTTTACATAGTGCTTTTAATTGCTTAACCGTTACCATTATAAATTTGATTTTATTTTATTTATTAAATTCCATAATTAATGCTAAAAAAACTTAATCAATTAATATCCATACATGGGGGCTGGATTCCATTTGAGCAATTAGAAAAAAATGAATATTTTACATCAGGTGGTTCATGTGATATTTATAAAGGGAAATACGATAATAAAAATATTCTTTTAAAAACATTCGATTCTAAACACTATGATTATGAAGAAGGTGTAATCGAAGATATTGTAGATGAATTAAATATTTATGGTATTATTGGAAAAAATAAACAATTATGTCAATGTTATGGATTTTCATTTTCCAATTTAAATAAAAGTTATCAGACTTATATCATTATCGAGGATTACGGTGTTAATGGAGATTTTAAAGATTTTCTAAAATATGAAGGGTTATGGTTGAAGTATCACGCAGATAAAAGATTAAATCGTTACGAATATTACTATAAATACAGAGAAACAGAATGGATTTATAATTTAGATCGTGATTATAAAATGCACTTGACAGGGTCAATGTGTAACGCTATAAAAATTCTACACGATAAAAATATTGTTCACTGCGATTTAAAACCTAATAATATGCTCTTAATTGACGATGAAATTGTCTTAATTGATTTCGGTGTAGCCCGTAATTTATATGATAAAAAAATAATAGTAACAGATGAAGATATGGGGACATTGGGTTATATGTGTGAAGAATTAGGGTTCGGTATGTGCTCTAAAAAAAGTGATATATTTTCTTTAGGAGTCTGTATTTTAGAGTTATGGGTAGGTGAAATATGGCAAGAGGGGGATAATTACGAAGAGTGTAGAAAAGAAGTTCTAAATAGTTTAAAATATTTAGAATCCAACGAAAAAGAACTAAGTAAATTAATTAGAAAATGCGTTTTAAAAGATGTTAAAAAAAGACCATACATTCGAACGGTTATTAAAAATTTATCAAAGATAGTATAAATGTATTCTTATTTAGCGAAACATAAATTCTTTATAATACTAAAGCTTTCCAAGACTAAAATAATTAATCGGACCAATGAGAATATCTGAATGACCTCCTATTTTTTTATTTTTATCCCTAACATCTTTTAACATTGTTTTAAAACTAATGAATTTCAATGGATTCTGTTTTCCGATATCATCTCTCTGGCGACACCTAAATGATTGCCGATCTCCCGTCAATATGATAATCTTCTTTCTATTCTCTGAACGAACATAACTAATGATAGTATTGTTCATAAGTGTCATTATAATTAAATGATAATACATTTTATCTTTTAAATGATTTATTCACAGGTAAATTTGATTAAAACGTGGAGATAAAAATAATACTTCAATGAAAGATTAAAAGATGACAATCATCACGACAACTAAGAAAAGTCTCAAGAAAGAATGGATAGCGGAGAAAAAACTATACAAGGGGAAAGGATCTCTCCTTGTTTATGAACCCCAGAAAGAAGTCGCGAAAAAGATTATTTATGAGTTTTCTTTAAATGATCTCGTTACTCTCTGTGCCCCCCCCCAATGGGGAAAAACGGGTGTATCTCTTTTCGTTTCTTACATGATGACGAGTAAAGGAGGTATAGATCCGAACAATGTATTCTTTATTACCGCGATGTCCGATAGAAGTTGGTTACTACAGACGAAAGGGAGAGTTCTCCCAATGTGGAGGAAAAATGTATATCATAGGAATACCCTTCATTATTTAGAAGATAGAATAGATAGACTTAAAAGAGAAAAGAAAGACAGAAACATCCTTATCATTATCGATGAATGTCATCTGGCGAATAAAAGAGATTTTACGATAGGAAAAATATTCGATTCAATTGATATCAAGAATCCAGATACTCTAAAAGAAAAAAACATCAAGATTTTACAGATATCCGCAACACCATCTAACACTCTCATTGATGCCGAAGACTGGCCGAATCACGCGAAGGTATGTCCGAAATTCAACAATAACTATGTTTCTTTTCAAACTTTCTTAGACGAAGATCGTCTAAGAGATCCCCATAATCTTATGACAGAAGAAGGTTCCGGAAATTACTTTTCAGAGGTATGTGCGGACACTCCTAAGTATCATTTCATTCGGTCTGTCTCAGCTGGTCCCACGGGTAGGGCAACATACTCACTAACCAGAACTTCTTTACAGAAACAATGCTCTAAATACAACGCAGAACTTATTGAACTCAATATGACAAAAACACAGGGACAGATAAAGAAGATCTTTCGGGACCTCGATAAACAACCCGAAAAACATACATTCATTCTTATCAAGAATATGCTCGGAGCATCCAAGACCATTTCCGATAAGTTCATCGGATCAGTACATGAAAGTTTACCAAGGGAAAAAGATAACTCATCAGAGATTCAGGGTCTCCCGGGGAGGATGTGTGGATGGACGAAAAGAAGAGGAATTTCGGGTCCCAGAATCTACTGCAAAACAGAAATAGTTGAAAACTATCTCAAACTATATGATTCGGGATTCGACTTTCACATAGAAGATCTTCTATGGAAAGATAGTCGTCTGAAAGTAAATGGGGACGGGAAAATTAAATCAACTGAATCCTATATATCAATTAAAGAGAAAGAAGAAGAACAACCTGGAGATTCTCATACATTAACGAATGAACGCACTTCAGTATAAATATAAAGTATGAGAAAGTAATATTATGAGTTTTTTTTATCACGAACTTAAAAATCATATCAATAGAGATTCATTAAGTGATTGGTTCGATGTAATGCACAAGAAATATAGATGTTTTAAGAAAGATGATCCTAATATTTTCTGTAAAGAAATTCATAAAGAAAAAGAAGATTATAAAAATAATTTCATAAATCATATAAAAAAACACGAATCTTTCAGCGAAAACCTTGTTCATCAGGAGATAAAGGTGAAAATTAAAAATAAAGAAAAGTTCGTAGCTTACAATTCAAATCTATATAACAAATCACTCAATATTTATGTGAAACCCGATTTAATTTTTCATAAAGAAGTCTTTCAAGAATTATTCCCAGAAATTAAAATAGATCTCCCTGAATATATTATCGTAGATATCCTTTTTAAAAATGTTCACTTTAATTCCGATAAAACCGATATCCTTAATAATGGTTCTATTTATTATCACAAATGTAAGATGTATGTTGCTAATTCATCACTGGGTCTAAAGGGTCAAGGATTTTTTTTCGGTAAAGAATACAGACACAGAGATAAAACTTTACCCAAAAGAGAATATTTAGGATATTTTCCATTGACCGAAGAATTAAAATATACAGTTAAAGATGCGAAATCGTGGTTACTTAAACTAAAAGAAAATTATGATAAGTGGAAAATATATCCTAAACCAAGTATCATTGAATTATATCCCAATATGAATAGAAAAGAAGGAAATTGGATTAATGAAAAAACTATTCTCGCTCATCTTATTAAAGAAATAACACTCATATGGAATATTTCTTATAATAAAAGATGTTCCCTTCATAGTGAAGGAATTAAGTGTTGGGATGATCCCTTTCTTTTAACTAATATTTATAAATTTAGAGTGAGAGATAATCATAGAGAATATGTTCAACAGAAAATGATTGATATTAATTTACAAGATGAAATAAAAATAGAACCTCGCAAAATTAAGGGCAGAGAATTTAAAGAAAAGATAAATGAACAAGGGGATTCAATTATTTTAGATATAGAGAGTGTTATTAACTTCGATGAAAGTGAAAGCTATTTCGAAGAAAAAAAGAACCTCGAACATCCCAGAATATCTATCATCGGAACAATTTTAAATAAAGAAGATTATATTTTTAAAGATTTCACTATTAAAAATCTCACTAATGAAGAAGAAAAAAAAATAATTCAATACTGGATCAATTTTCTTAATAATAATTTTAGTTCAACTATCAGGATATACCACTGGGGAAATGCTGAAAAAAGTTATTTAAAATACATGAAAAGGAAATATTCCGATTTAATCTTTCCCCATCTTGAAATGATAGATCTTCTTTATTATTTTAAAGAAGAACCAATCAGAATAAAAGGATGTTTCGGATATGGATTAAAAGAGATCGTTAAAAATCTCTACAATTTAGAATTAATAGATAATTATTGGGAAGATGATATATCTGGATTAGATGCTCTCGTTGAATTCAAAAAATATTCTAAAATAGCACAAGAAAAAAATATACCTCTTAAAAGATTTCCACAGATAAAAAAGATAATTTATTACAATTATATGGATTGTAGGGTCATTATAGATATTCTTAAAATTTTAGAAAAGATGATCTAAAAACCAGCCAATCGTTTTCCCAATTCACTTAATTTAGGTTTTTCTACTCCAACAACATTTCAAATTTTAGTATACAATATTTTTAATAATAGTTATTCATTTCTTCTAGTAACTGATTTATTCCATCAACATCAATTATGTATCCTTCTTCATATTGTTCGCAGAAGTTTTTAAATATATTATCCAGTTTTTCATTGAATGATTTATGATTCTTTTCATTTATTTCATTTAATATTGTGACAATCTTTTTATTGATAGAGTCCTTAACTATTTTATTCTTAGAAATAGATAACATTTCCGAAATATATTTACGACATTCATTCGATGATCCATCACCCGAAAGGTTAATAGCTTTATAGTGATATATAAGTATATTCTTTCTTATACTATCTTCAATAATTTTAAGCCCCGTTGTTTTAAGATAATTTTCATAAGAGTTATAAACATCATAATTAATAATTATCTGTGAATTTCCATTATTAAATATATTTTTAATTCTCCTTTTAAAATCAGTGATATCACCAACATCAACTCCATTTATTTCTTTTAACTTTTCAAATGTTACCATG